ATAATGATTTACTTCATTAACATGAAGTTATTAGCAGCTTGTGTAATTAAACATCTTTCAGTTAAGAAGTGTAATTGCATAGCGTCTAAAGCAGATGTAGCAGCGCCAACAGAACCAGTAACCCAAGACTTCATTCTTCGGTCATCAGTTTGTGAAGCTCTAAATCTTACATGTAAGAAAGGTCTCTTCATGCTTGCTCCAACAGTTTGGTCATAAACTGAAGAAGTACCAGCAGGTATCATAACACCTCTAATAGCTTCAGAAGCATTAGCGTCATTAATACCACCTCTTGTAGCCTTGTCATTTAAGTATCTGAAGTCAGACTTATAGAAGTCATAAGAACCTCTTCTGAAACCAGTAAAACCTAAATTTAACGCCATATCTTCAGAGTTGTTAAATACACCGTAAGATGTACCACCAGCACCGTAAGAGTTCATTGAAGCTAACATATCATCAATAGCTAAGCTAGTTGATCTGTTAACAAACATCATGTACTCTTCGATAGCACCTTGCTTATCAAACTCAGCTAAAATTGCATCGAACTCAGCTAAGTCAGTAGCAGCGTTAACACCAGTTACACCAGTAGTTATATTACCTCTTGAAGTAATAGCAGCGAATAAGCCTTCAGTACCAACTTTTTCACCTCCATCAGCTCCATATAGATAATCATCAACTCCAGTTTCAGCAGTAGTATCTAAACCGATTTCACTTTCTAACATTGCCATTTCAATGTAGTCATTAAATCTAGCTCTTGTATCAGCTTCAGCTTTTAAATACCACAAGAAACCAGATTGTCCGTTTTCAGCAGAAACTTCAACCCAACCAATTCTAGAAGCGTCAGAACCTGAAACTTCATAGTAATCTTTCATAATAATTGGTTTATTAGTAAAAGATTTAAATTTAGGCTCATTTGCAGTTCTACTAGTTGAACCTTGATAATTATCACCTTTTTTAAACTCTGATCCATAAACTAAAGCTGTAGTAGCTAAGTCTGTATTCGTAGCTGTTAAAGTACTACCATCATAAGTAGCGATAGTACAGTCGTCACCAGAAATTGCTGTTACTATAACTTTTTTAACTTGATTAGCATCAGCAATTATAAGAGTATCATTTACTCTTATACCGTGATGAGTTCCAGTTAAACCATTAGATATACCAGCAGCTGTAGAAACAGCTTCATCTATATCAGCTTGTATTAATAAAGAAGTAGCGTCAGTTAACTTACATTTGTAAGATAAGTGTAATCTACCTTGTTCAGACCAAACGACTTGGTCAGCCGTCATAGCCTCTTCTGCACCGATTTGTGATAAGAAACCAGAAATTGTTCTAGGTCCAAAAACCTCAGCTTCTTTTTCCATCAAATCTGGCACATATTGCTGCGCCCAACCTTGATTAGCAGTTGACGCAAGATCTAAATAATTCGTTGCAAGTGTTTGTTGCTTTTGAGCAGGAACACTGTTTAACAACGGTCCATTAGTAATTGCCATAATTTTGTAATTTTAAATTTGTTATTTATTTGTTTTTAATTTTAAACTTAAAATCATTAGAGTTATCACCTAAAACTCTTACTTTAATACCTCCAGCTTCGACACCACCAAAAGCTTGTCTTGGATTCATGTCAACGTTTTTAGACTTAGCTATGCTTTCTTTTAAAGCATCAGCTTTACCTTGTTCGTAGAAGTGTTTAGCAACAGCATCAGGATTCATTGCCGTAAACAAAGATTTATGATAACCTGCAGCATCTTCCATTTCATTATTTTTGTTTAAGAACTTCTTTACAAAATTATTAATGTCGCTTTGAGTTTCTTTTACCTCATTTGTATTTTTAACGTTAAATCTATACTTTTTATCACCAACGTCGTAATTAAAACCTTTAAAGTTTTTATTAAAAAACACGTCAGTTTTCATTTTAAAAGTATTTGCTTGACGCTCTACAACTTTTTGATTCTCTTCTGATTCTTTGTTGTATCTATTAAAGAAATTAATTGCTTTCTGTTGTTCAGGAGTCAACTTTGACCCAGCTTTAATTTCTTGATAATATTTAGACTTTTGCCCGTCTAAGTGGCTTCTAGCGCTGGCAACTTGCTCTTTAAACGCTAACTTTTTTCTTTTTATTTCTCTTTCAGTATCTTCTTCTTCGTCATACGAAAAAGAGTCTTCCATTAAAAAACTAATTTCTTCGTCTGTAAGATGTTTTTTAGTTTGTTTATAATATTCTCTTAACACGCTATTGTCATCGTACTGCGTGTAATCTTGATTTAATCTAACATAATCTTCAACACTACCACCAGTTTCATTCATAAAATCAACTAGTTTTTGTATGTTTTCTGGTAATGCTTCACCTGTTTTTTGAGCTTCAGCTACAGCTTCTTTAGTTTCCTCAACTAATTCTTCTGCTTGTTCTTCAACTTGTTCTTCTGTTACTTCCTCAATAACGGATGTTTCATCTTGAACTGTGTTGGAGACTTCTTCTCCGGTAGGTTTTTCATCTGTTGCTTCGACGTTTTCTTCGAGTACTTTTTCGCTAGTTTCGGATTCGTCGCGTACAGGAACCTCATTTGTGCTTTGCTCTGGAACGGCATCTGTTTCTGTTTTTTTAGTTAAATCTACTTTGATAATGTTATCATTATCATCTGTTTTTTTGTTAAGACTAACTTTTGTTACGTTGTCTTTTGTAGTCTTTTCAACTACTGTTTCTTTTTGTTTTTTTGCCATAATATAATATAATAATAATTAATAAATTATCTAGGTGCAAATTGTGACATATCACCTAAGTCTTTACCACCTAGTATATCATTACCTGCAGACTCAAAGTTTTTAGGTGGTTTACCTGTTTTTCTTTGTTCTATAAGTTCTGATTGTTGTGTTGCTTGTATTTTAGTTCGTTTATCTTTACGATCTTCTTTTTCTCTTTCTCTATTAGCTAAGCCTTGAGTTTCCATACCTTTCAACTGCATGTTAAATTGAAACTCTAAAGACATAAGCTGTTTTTTATATTCAACTTCTTGCATCATTTTTTGTGATTCAAACTGAGCTTTTAATTGTTCAAGCTGAGCTTCAACTTGCGCGTTAGCTTGATTTTTTTGTACTTCAGCTTGTGCAGCAACTTGTTGAGACTGTGCGTTAGCTTGAGCTTGAGCTTGTATATTTTGTTGTTGAGCTAATTGATCTCTTTCAAATTTTTTCTTTCTACGTAATTTTAATAACTGATTAGCTAGTTTTAAGTTTTTAATTTCTCTAATATCTATAGCGTCTTCAAGATCTATACTTTGTTGAGCTAAAGCTTGTTGTATGTTATTTTCTAATATTGCTCTTTGCTCTTCGTCTGGTGATAATTCTATAAATATACCAAAATCGTATAAATGTAAACTAGACATTTCTTCAAGTGTAGCTACATTATGAGCACCTATAGCATTTATAAAAGCGTCACGCGTTGGTGAGTACTCTATAATATCAGATATTCTAAGTGATAATTTTTCAGCTGTTTCAGCTGTTAAAAATAAACCAGCTTGTAATATATGTCTTGTTGCTGTATTACTATTTGCGGCTGCAAGTTTTTGCACACCAACTAAAGCGTTTTTATCTGGCGTACTACCATCTCTAGCTTCGTTAAGCCCGGTAGTATCTCTAATCATTTGTAAATAATAATTATAGTTAGTTATAAGAGCTTGTATTTTGTTACCACCACTACCACTTGTTATTTCTTGTATTGGTACTTTACCAGGATTCATGTCACCATCAGAAGTCATTGATCTACCAATAACACTACCTGTTTGGAAAAACATATTCAAAGCTTCTTGTGGATTATAATTTGTACCATTACCTAAATCAACTTCTGCTAAACCATCTGCATCTAAATAAACACCATCTGGTACCATACGAGCCATTACTTGTTGTAGCTTTAAATGTGTAAGCTGTATCATATCAGCAAAACCTGTAATACGTCTAACTAAACTTTCAATTTTACCTTTATACATACGTGGTGCTACTATACTATAATTCATTTTAACTTTAGTATAATCGCTTTTAGGACGCATCATATTTTTAGATAATTCCCATTTTAAAAGTTTATTAGTACCTAATATCAAAGCACCTTCGTATAAAACTTCAATAGCTCTTTGTAATCTTGTAAAACTACCTTCTTTATTTTCTGGTGGATTAAAGCTATCATCTTTTTCTATAGCTTTTTCTGCACCACTACCAACTTCTTTCACTTTATAAACTTCGTTCATATATGTTTTATAATTAAAATATAAAACTTGAACTTTGTTATTATCTATTTCTTTGTATTGAGCAGTTCCTTGATCATAATTAGTTTGATAATAATTTTTATTTTTAATTATATCTTCTAAGTCTTCTTGCTCTAAAAATGGAAATTCTTTTGCTAATTCGTTTACAGGTATTTTTTTAACTTCACCAACGTAATATAAGTCATCAAAATATGGTGATTCAGTATATGAATAAACTAAATCAGCAGGATCAACATATTTAATAGTTACACCTTCAGATGTGTTAAAGTCTGTTTTTACAGCACCAATACCTAATACTGTTAAATCGTAATAAAAACGTTTCTTAATTAACTCATAATTATTACCTTCCATTAAAACTTTTAAAGCTTGCTCTTCAGCTAATTCTACAGATTGCTTATATGTTAACTGCATGTGTAACGCTAACTCTTCTTCAGACTCAGGCAAAGTATTAGGATCGTTTTGATATAAATTAATACCAAAAGATTCTTGAACATAATCGTTCATATCTTTAGTGTTCATATCATCAATAATAGACTGCATATACTCTGTTCTTTTTTCTACACCATAAGCATCTTGAGAATAAGCATTTATATCATAAGTACGCTCTGCAATACCGTTTACAACTATATCGACAAACTTAGGTATTATAGGTACAGGTTTCCAGTCAAGGTTTAAGTAGCTTAAGTCACCGTTTATAGACAACTCATCTTTATACTTTTGTATCGACTGTTCACCTCTAGCGTATAATCTTAAATTGTGAAAATTGTTTTTATTAGTTGTATATCTAGTTTGGTTATAATCATTGTAAAACCACTCTGTTTCAACAGCTTTAGCAACTTTTAAACCATAGTCATAGCTTAACTTTTCAGCATCACTTACAACTTGACTTGGAAAATAACTTTTTACCGCAGACTCTGCCATATTTATTTTATTATTTTAGAATTATAACCAGTATTAGTATATCTAGCTATGTTTATATTTAGTTTTTGTTTTTCAACGTTTGGATTTGGCGCGTACAAATGTCTATTGCAAGCCATAATAGCTAAACCACTACTAATTGTTGCATCAAACTTTGTACGTTTGTTTATATCAAATCTACCCCAATCGTTTAACGTTCTATTAAAGTACATGCTTCCATAACTACCTGTTCTCATTTGACCAACATGGCCTTGTATGTACATCTCTATCGCAGCGGCATGCGCTTGTTTAATATCTTCACTTGAATTAGGTATACCACCTATTTCTTTTTCAGCTGTTGACAGCTTGTTCCAAGATCTATCAGGACGATTCATACTATAACCTCTATAACCACGTCTTCGTAAATAGTATAATAATCTTGGTTTATTGTTTTCTGCAAGTAATGGCATACCGTAAAATACTAACGCCATTAACACATCTTCAAAAAATATATCAGCTGTTTGTGGTCTAGCTATATATTCTAAAAAAAACTGATTAGCAGGAGCTTCTTCCATACTAAATCTTGTAAGTCCGTGTAACGAACCTTTTGAACCTTTACCATCTACAGTACCGCTAATGTCGTAGCTATCGCAGCCAAAAGCGCCCAGATGATCGTTGCCAGGGTATTTGCTTCCATTTTTTAATTTAATTTTATTTTGTAATTGTGATG